GCTCAGCAGAATTACACTCCGCTGAATCCGAATTGGACCGGACAGAGTACACAGACAGGAACATACACAGCACAGCAGGACCTCACTCCTGAAATGAAGACCTTCTATGATAAGGTCCTCATCAGACTCGCAGAGCCTGCACTCATTCACGATCAGTTTGGTCAGAAGAGACCTATCCCTGCAGGAAACGGCAAGACCATCGAATTCAGAAAGTTCAATGCTCTTCCGAAGATCACTACAGAGCTTGTAGAAGGTATCACTCCTGACGGACAGAACTATGGTGTAACAGCCATCCTCGCTACAGTAAAGCAGTATGGTGCATACATCACCACAACTGACATGCTGAATCTCACAGCATTCGACAACAACATGGCAGAGATCATGAAGCTGCTCGCTTCTCAGGCAGGCAGAACTTCTGACACTCTGACAAGAGATGTCCTTGCCCAGGGTACAAATGTAATGTACGCAGGCGGAAAGACATCAAGAGCTAATCTTACTGCTGCTGACAAGCTGACCATCGCTGACATCAAGAAGGCTGTAAGAATCCTGAAGAGAGTCAACGCACCTACCATCAATGGTGACTATGTAGCTATCGTTCATCCGGACACTACATATGAGCTGATGAATGATTCTGAGTGGATCGATGCTAACAAGTACGCAGGAAGTGGCAGAATCTTCGAAGGCGAGATCGGCAAGATGTACGGAGTAAGATTCGTTGAGTCCACAGAGGCTAAGATCTTCGTAGGTGGAGCTACTCCTGTATACGGCACTCTCGTTCTTGGACAGAACGCATTCGGAGTAACCTCAATCAATGGTGGTGGAATCGAGACTATCGTTAAGCAGCTTGGTTCCGGTGGAACAGCAGACCCGTTAACAAAAGCAGCGGCCTAACAGAGAAATCTGTTTTGAATAACCTCGTGAATTCAGGGAAACTCTCACTGAGACAATCCTGAGCCAAGCCTCGAAAGAGGAAGGTGCAACGACTATTCCGAAAGGAAGTACACTCAAGCGAGTGGAAGTGCGAGGGGTCCGAAAGGATCGTGATATAGTCTGATCTCTGTAGCGATACAGAGCAGCCGAAAGGCGGTGGAAGAGTAGCGAACTTCCATGAACATCAATGTGAATCAGAGAGCAACTGCAGGTTGGAAGCTGAACAAGGTAGCTAAGATCCTTACTGAGGAGTACATGGTAAGAATCGAGCACTCCGGCAGCTTTGCAACAGGTACAGCTAACTAATCGAGACCAGGCTCCGAAAGGAGATTATCATGGCAACAAAGAAGACTGACAATGTAGAAGTTAAAGACAAGGCTGTGAAGGAAGAAGAGGAGAAGGTCCTCATCATGATTCCTTACATCGAAGGAGATGATCCTGAAGTCACTGTCGGAATCAATGGTGAGTATACCAAGATAAAGAAGGGCGCGCAGGTGTATGTCTCCAAGGATGTAGCTGAAGTCATCATGAATTCTAACAAGCAGGCTATGCTTGCGAGAGAGAATCAGAAGAAATTCGAAAGTCAGAGAACAGACCTGTAGATGCAGGCAAACGTGGTGGAGCTGCTCTTCAGTGGCTCCGCCATTATTTTTAGGAGAAAAAAACATGACAGTATATGAATTGATTAAAAAGGTCCAGGAAGAGAAACCTAATACGTTCTCCGATGAGAAGGTGCTGTCTTTTATAAATGAAATCGAGTCGGAAGTATCTGAGCAGCTTGGGCGTACTTCTCCGCCTGTGTACACAGCTGACAGCATGCGATCCTCTGAGCTTCTCATTGGCAATCCGTATGACAGACTGTACGTTTCCTATGTCAAGGCTCAGATTGATTTCGCAAATGAGGAGTATGCGAGTTATGAGAACAATGCAGCACAGCATGTGCAGGACTTCCGAGACTTTGTGGATTGGGTAGTCCGCACAGGACAGATGGAAGAGAGATCCTTCACATCAAGATTCAGCAACATATATTAAGGCGGTGATGTTATGGCAAATTTAGTAGCACCAATAAACAGACTGCAGCCAATGGAAGAGCGCATCATCGAATTCAAGGGTATCAACAAGCGGTCATACATAGAAGACGGAGAGATGTCTGACATGCTGAATCTGACACTTGATGACTATCCGCTCCTCTCTGTGCGCAAGCCAAGAGCAGAATACAGAATGAATCCGGAGATAGTGCGTCCTCTGCATATCGTATCGAGGCATAACCGACTCGCTATCATTGCTACAGACGCTAATGGCGATGTCCATTTTTACTATGACAACGAGAGAATAGATGCGGTCACAGGACTCAGCACATCGTCCTGGATGGTTGCTATCAACACAAAAATGTGCTTCTTCCCTGAGAAGACATACATTGAGATCATAGCAGAAGGTGCAGGCTATAGGATCGGAGAGTTTGGCAATCTCGACAGCGAAGTTACGTTGCCGATGAACACTGCTGTGACCATCAGCAACGAGGACGCAAGGATCACACTCCCTGCGGATCATGGGTTCAAGTACGATGATGCTGTAAACATAGTCGGCACATTGTCATATACATCAGGCTCATCGTCCAAGACAACCACATGCAATGTATCGTGCATCATTGAGCAGGTAGTCAGCACAAACACCTTAGTCCTGCCGAGAGAGACATTCATCGAGCTGACAGGTGAAGGAGCAACGAACATCAAAATCGCAGGCACTGTATCAAGAAAGATGCCTGACCTTGACCACATTATGGAGTGGAACAACAGACTGTGGGGTGCATCGAACAAAGACAACACCATCTATGCCTGCAAACTTGGAGATCCTACGAATTGGCATTACTACCAGGGAACAGGACTTGATTCGTACTACGCACAGCAGGGTACAGACGGACTGTGGAGCGGTGTAGCTGCGTATTCCGGACACATCATATTCTTTAAGCCTAACGGCATGTGCAGGATATACGGAACAGCTCCGTCCAATTTTCAGGTAACGAGCACCAAGTGTTACGGAGTCGAGGATGGCTCAAGGCTGTCCATTGTGACCATCAACGATGTTGTGTACTACAAATCTCTTGTAGGAATCATGGCCTACTCCGGTGGCACTCCTGTATGTATCAGCGAGAAGTTAGGCGGAGAGTTTGCTAACGTAGTAGCAGGGTCGGAAGGTCAGAAGTACTATGCATCTGTTCAGAGGACAGGACAGGAAGGCGGATTCTCGCTCATTGTCTATGACATCGAGAAGGGCATATGGATGAAAGAGGATAACCTCAGAATCCGAGGCTCCTGCGATGTAGACAACAGGCTGCATGTCATTTCCTACAGCTCTGACGAGCTGCTTTGCGGAGACAACATCATGCCTGATCCTTATCTTGTCTGCGGTGACGGAAACGCATCAGGTACGATCTCTATTCTGAATCCTATTGATGCGACAGAAGATGAAGAGGACATCGAGTGGATGGCTACATTCGGACCATTCCATGAATATCTTGAGAACAAAAAGATATACAGCAAACTGTCACTCAGACTGAAAGCAAACGGCAGGTCGAGTGCAAATGTGTATATCTCACTTGATGAAGGCGAGTGGGAACTTGTCAAGGCCTATGACTTTGCCGAGACAGGCGGAGCAGTTATACCTATCATTCCAAGACGATGCGACAGATATTCCATCAAGATAGAAGGCGAGGGCAACTGCGAAGTAGTAAGCCTGACAAGAAGAGCGAGAGCAGGATCGTTCGGCAGGCTGTAGAAAGGAGACAATATGGCATATACAAGAACTACATGGCGGACAGGCGAGACTCCTCTGTCTGCAGGAAACATGAATAACATTGAGGACGGAGTAGAGGAGGCTCTTGCCATTGTACAGCGCATCGCAGAGATCGTGTATCCTGTTGGCTGTTATTTTGAAACATCAGACACATCGTTCAATCCGAATGTTTCGTTTGGTGGCACATGGATATTAGAGACTGCAGGGCAGGTCCATGTATCGGCAGGATCAGGGTATGCTGTTCGTGGTGCGCTGACTAATACCACAGATGGTGGTAATAAGAATGCGATAGTTCCATCTCACAGGCATAGCGTAGCTGCTGTTAGTGGGGCAATCACAGGTGGTTCGCATAACCACAATATTTACTTCAGAACAGGAACAAACATTGGTAGTGGTTCTGCAGGTTGGTGGGTGCTTGGTACTTCAACAACACACACAAACTCTAATAATAGTACAGTCATATCAAGCACACATTCGCACAACTTGCCTGCGCACAACACGAATTACGAAGGCACAAGTGCGACTAACGCAAATATGCAGCCGTACATCGTAGTAAACAGATGGCACAGGACAGCATAGCGAGGTGGCATTATGGTAATCAATTATGACAGACGAGAGAATGCGACAATCGATGAGAAGATCGAGTCTCTAATAGAGAGCATCATGCTCGCTCTAAATGAAAAGGCCGACATAACCGAGCTTGAGAAAATCAAGAAGATCATTGAGTCAAGGGGGTAGGCACATGGAAACATCAACCATAACTATATATGCGGACTATCAGAAACTTACTGTAAGGTCCGGAGTGATGAGGTACGCAAGCGATACTGTCAATTACGTTCGTGCTGACTTTGAATTCGGCAAGGGATGGGAAGGCTTTGACGCTATCCAGGCAGTGTGGAAATCAAAGTATGAGACAGTAAGCGTCCTGCTCGATGAAGAAGGATGCTGCATGGTTCCGCAGGAAGTGCTTGCGAGAAGGTCAAAGGTCCAGGTAAATCTTGTTGGTTTCACAGTAGACGGAGGATCAATGACGGAAAGGCTGACATCCTATCCTGCGCTTGCACTCGATGTAGATGTAAAGGCGGAAATATACGGCAACGAGACTGCAGATATCACGCCTAATCAGTTTGAGCAGTTTGTAGGAATCGTGGCAGAGAACGCATCAAGTGCAAGAACATCTGCACTTAGTGCAAATGAAGCAGCAATGAATGCAAGTGAAAGTGCAACTGAATCAAGCGATAGTGCATCCAATGCATTAGCAAGCGAGCAGGCAGCAACAGCTTCTGCAAATGCAGCATCTCAGTCCGCTGCATCTGCAAGCACATCGGCAGGATCGGCATCTACATCGGCAGACTCTGCAAGTCAGTCAGCTCAGTCTGCAAGCGCATCAGCACAAAGCGCAAGCACTGATGCTGACAGAGCAGAAGCTGCAGCAGGCCGTATAACCGGAATGAACGCAACAGCTAATACTCTTGCACCAGGTTCTGAAGCCACAGCATCATATTCCGATGGACTGCTCACTCTTGGCATTCCGCAGGGAATTCAAGGCGAGCGAGGACCTCAAGGAATCCAGGGCGTAAAGGGGGATACAGGTGATAGAGGCCTGAAAGGTGATACAGGAAACGGCATCGCTTCAGCGGTCCTCAATAGTGACTACACTCTGACTCTCACTTTTACAGATGGAACAACGTATACTACGCCAAGCATCCGAGGAGCACAGGGAGATGCGTTCGAATACAGCGATTTTACTCCTGCACAGCTTGAGGCTCTGACAGGACCACAAGGTGAAACAGGTAATGGCATTGCCTCTGCAAGTGTGACTAATTATCAATTAGTATTACTTTTTACCGACGGAACAACATATAAATCAGGGAGCCTTCGTGGAGCGAAGGGTTCTACAGGTGCGAAGGGTGCTACAGGAGCTACAGGAAACGGCATCTCAAGAATAGAGAAAACTTCGACCGAGGGACTTGTCGATACCTATACGATAACTTTCACCAACGGAACTACAACAACATTTAATGTGACGAATGGTAGAGAGGCCTATACAGCAGGAACAGGAATCGATATTACTAATGGAGTCATCTCAATCGACTTGGATAACGCAGAAGGGAGTAACTACTAATGGCAACTAAACTTGTACAAGACACATCACTCACTTCGATAGCTGATGCAATAAGAGCAAAGGGTGGAACTTCTGCACAGCTTGAATTCCCTGATGAGTTTGTATATGCGATTCAGAACATCCCTACAGGCGGTGGTAGTGTAGTGGAGCCAAAGGATGTCAATTTCTATGATTACGATGGCACTCTCACCAATTCATATACTGCAGCTGAGTTTGCTGCATTATCAGCCATGCCTGCGAATCCTTCACACGATGGACTCACAGCACAGGGATGGAATTGGACACTTGCTGATGCGCAGGAGTATGTTTCAACCTACCATAAGCTGAATGTTGGGCAGATGTATGTGACAACAAGTGGTGACACGGAGATTGATATCAGACTCGGCATCGGCAGGAACAAGCCATATCTCGGCATCTGTCCGAATGGCACAATGGATATAGATTGGGGAGATGGGTCTGCGCATAGCACTCTGACCGGAACTTCAATAACTGAGCTTAAACAAGTTCAGCATATCTATCCTGACACAGGCGAAATGTTTACTATCACACTTCACATGGATTCAGGTGAGTTTGGGTTTGGATCATTTGATGTGGAAGGAGAAGATCCTACATACTATGAGTCAGTTCTAATCTCTACAGGGGATAAAGATAACAATAATGGCAAATATGCATATCAATGTTCTGTTAAAGCTATTCGCTTGGGGAATAAAGTTAACAGTATAAGGAGTGAGGCATTTAGTAGTAATAGGCTTGAATATATAACTATGCCTGACAGTATTGCAAGCATTGGATCTAGTGCATTTTGCTATAACAACTTACAGTCAATAATTATCCCAAGCAGAGTTACCAGGATAGAGGACTTTACTTTTTCCGGTAATTATGGAATCCAAATGATTTCGCTTTCGAGGGGCGTTACATATATAGGGGAGCGTGCATTTAGTGGCAGCGAATTTGGCGGTGGTTCTCCTTTCTCAGTAACTTTGCCTGATAGGCTTACCGCTGTAGGCACTGGTGCGTTTGGAGGCCTCGAAAAAGTTGTTGTGCCATCAAGTATTACAACTATAACAAGCAGTTTAACGCCTACTTCAATTACTGATATTATATTGCCAAATGGCGTTACAGCTATTGATGATTGTGCATTTAGTGACTGCAGTCTCCTTACAAAGGTTGTAATACCGAGTAGTGTTGCATCTATTGGTGAATATTCATTTGTCAGTTTAGAATCACTTGCAGTCTTAAGATTTGAGTCATCAACGCCACCAACAATAGGCCAGGGTGTTCTCGGATCAGATGATGCAAATGTTGTGCCTCCTTCAGACTGCATAATCTATGTTCCTGCAGGATCGTTATCAGCGTATCAAGCAGCTATACCACATCTTGCAAGTCAGATGGTTGAATATAGTGCATAAGAAGTGTGGGGCGAGAAATCGCTCCACATTTGTTATAAGAAGGGGGAAAGGAGATAGAGATATGAATAATGGTACATTGATAAGAACGATCCTTGTAGTCGCAACATGTTTCAATACTGCGCTGATGGCAACGGATGTCGCACAGTTTGGCA